TCACTCGCAGCAAAAGACACATTCATGGCTTTGGAAAGAATGAAAGCCTGATACTTCATCACGATAACTTTCCCCAAACATCATTTTGGTGCCATTGCATTGTTCACAAACAGGCTCTTGGTACGGAAACAGGCTCCAAAACGGTTGGCTGGCACGGGCCATCATGGCGAAGTCTTCAAAAGCCATGCCAAATTTGTAATCTAACAAAGCATCAATATCACCATTAAATGTTTTGGCTTGTTCTTCGGTCAAGCCACACGCCAACAAAGCGAGGGTCAAAAGTTGCAAATCTTGTATCATGTTGTTTCCTTTTTGTTTGGTCGGTTCTTGGTTTTGATAATCCAGTAGCCATTGCTGTAAATCAACCGCATCCACATCACCACGCTTGGCAGGCAAAACGCATTGGACAATTGGCATGCCATTGTTCAGCACCACCCCTGATATGGGGGCGTGGCGGTACTGAGCTGCCATCATTTCTTTGACGATGACCAAAGCGATTGTGGCCAACGGATGTCTTGGTGTGATGCTGAATGTTTTTAAGCACTGAAATTCAAGTGCAATTGGTGTTTGTGGTGCCATATTTGCTCTTTGGTGGCGTGGTTGAGTTTTGAGAATTGGTAGTACAGGACGCTTTCATTGTCTGAAAAGTACACTTTGGCAATCCAACCGCAATTGTGACTGTGTGAGGCTTCCAAAACAGTGCCCAAGCGTCCTGAAGAAGTAGTGACAAAACCATCGGGCTTGAAGCTTTTCATGAGCATCCACCTTTTTTTGATTTGGCTTTGTGTTTGAGATAAAAAACAGGCAGCGTGATGACTGCCCATGTCAGACCTAATAAACATACCCAAATAGATGGTCGCTTATTCATATTGCGCCAACTTTTCTTCAAGTTGAGCAATGGTATTTTCAAGCTTGTTTATTTCTTCAAAAGCATTGTTGAATGAAGCACCCACCAAACCTTTTTCAAAAGAAACAGTGGAAAGTTTTTCAAAATCAGGATGCTCGTCATCGTAAACCAAGGTGACAAAGTTACTCATATTCATATACCTCACCGTAATCACCTGATGCATTGCGTGCCATCATGGCATTGTGAGCGGCTTCTGCGTAGGCAGTGTGCTCAGCGTCTTGCTTTGCCAACACATCTTGGAATGCTTTTTGAGCAGCAATTTCTTGCAAGTGGTTGTCGTGACGGTCTGAAGTATTGGCAACAGTAAACATTGCCATGATGGCAACTGCTACCAATACACTTCGAATGGCGTATTTCATGTTGGTTTTCCCATTAAAAAAGCCACCTTGGCGGTGGTGTTGGTCAATCGGCAATGTCTTCTTTGTAGTAGATGCCTGTTGAATATTTGATGCGGTTAGCGTGAAAAGCTTTGTCTTTGGCAGTGGTTTTGCGTTCGCTATCCAAGCCTTTGAAAAGCTTTGTTTGGTGAATTTCCCAACTTTGGCGTAATCGAGCCTCATGTGGATGAATCAAATCACGCTTGGCCATTGCGTTCACCTTCTTCGATGAGTTTTGCCAACACAATGAAATCTGAACGTGTGGCACCAGCTTGTTGCATATAATGCAGAAACTTCAAATCCATCTTGCTCTCCTTGGTTGCGTTGAAAAACAGCAAAACAAAAGCCACTGCATTTGCAATGGCCAGAGTTTTGTTGCCTTTATTGGTCTTTAAAGCCCATTTCTTCGGCTTGGATGTAACCACGAGCATACTGTTCAAATGGCACACCGAAAGCTTTTGATTCTTCGTAAATGGTTTGGATTTGTACATCAATGTTCATCTGTAAAGCCTTTCAAGTCATTAAAATAAAGTGTTGGTTGTCAGTGTCGCGTCGATAAGGAGTCAACTCGACCACACTGCGTCATGGTTTTTTGGCTGAGTTCAAAGCCCATCATTGTCACTCATGACTGACACAATGATGCCATCTTGCACTTGCACATTTATGGAAAGTGGCTAGCCCATATGCCAGCTTCAAACTGACGAGGGGTGAAGCGGCAAAACCAACCACCTTCCACAAACATGCAAAAAATACCGCCCACTTGGGGCGGTTGATAGTTAAGATTACTATATTTAAATTGATGCTATACTTAGATTTAGAGAATTGGTATCTGTATTATTATTAGATTCATTACCATATACTTTATAATCGTATGCACATAAGATACGTTTATAATTTGAATCATTCCTATCATCAGAATAGTTAATTAGGTAATTTTTTACTTCTTCTAAATCAAGTATGTCATGCCAAACTCCCCTAAAAATATAATCTAATTTATAAGTTCGTGCTATTTCATTAGAATTTAATATTTCAGAAATATGCTTATATTGTTTTATACTATTATTTCTTTCAGGAGTCTTATCACTACAAACACAGAGTTTTTGATATACAGATATTTTAAAACTTTGTGCCTTATCTAAATTAGGACAAATTTTAGAAAAGCCAAATATAGGGATAAATTGGTCTTTATTTGTACTTTGATTATCTATTAATTTAATTAGTTGGTGATTTCCTTCTTCCATAACGGAAAAGTAAGATGAAATTAATTCAGATATTGTTTTGAATTCATATCGAATTGTTTTATTTGAACCAATAGCTAAAACTTTGTCTTTATTACTTAAATCATCTATATTTTCTGTAATTAAAACTTTTATAGAGCCGCCACTAACGATATCTTTAAAGACATTCTGTACTTTTCGAATATCTAGAGCAGATACAGGAAGATTCAACTTTGCAATTGCCTCATAAATTCTAATGTAGTTATCAGTTTTAATTTTATTAATACTAATTATTTTAGAATCGAGATTTAAATCATATTCAAAAACCATATCTGAATCAGAGTTTTCAGCCCATTCTATTAATAAAAAATTTTTCCTTATTTTTTCAGCCTGTTCGGAATTAGGTTGAACGTATGTAAAAATTGTTTTTAATAATAATTTAATATTTTCATCTGAAATGCTATATCCAATAAAAATAATGGGATTATGAATAAATAATGATAGTAATTGAGCTTTAATTAATTCGTATCTTTGATGAAATTGACTGTAATCATTCGTGGTTAAAATGATATTCTCTGGTGATTTTACACAGCCATGTATTTTATAAACTGAGCCGTAAGGATTACTTAATAAAATATGGTTTCCAACCAAAGCATCAAATTGGAAAACTTCCTCTACCAGCGTATCGTAATTAGTTGTAATAATAGAACTAATATTTTTTCTCGCTTGTTTTAGTACAGCTATTTCTTGCTTTATTAAATCAGATTGCCTGTACTGTAACTCACCAAGTCTATGAGCAATATAAAGTTTTAATCGGCTTGTTGGATTTTTAATTTTTAAATTCTGATAAAATAAATCATTTACTATATCAGCTACATCATATTGAATATCTTCGGCATTATTATCAAAATGTTCTTCAATAATCTGTCCAATTATTTCAAAATTAGATGGATATTTATACATTAAATCTAAATATTTTTTCTTATCTCCATATGCTACTTCTGCAAGATGTTCAAGTAATCCACTCCAAGTGAAAGAATTAGATAAATAGCGCTGACTAAAGCCTGAACCAATAAATAATATTGGATGTATTTTATAGTTACCAATAAATTCACTAATATTCATGGCTCGTCCTTCCATTTTAGATAAAGTCTTATTATCGAGAATATCCATAGTTAAATCCACCATGACAATTAAATATAAAAAATAAAAATTAGTAATTAGTGTCGGCCTCTCACCAACCTGCCCATTTTGTCAATATGGGTAAACGCATTTTTGAATTCGGTGCTCGTCTTTCCGAGCTGTCATGTTTGTGTTCGTCCAAACAAGGCGCCTTGGCTTTGTGGCAATACATCGCTTCAGGTCATCAAATGGTAATTTATGCGTTAAGGGGTTCCACGCCCAAGTCTTGTGCGGCTAAGTAAGATGATGAACACCCGCACGCTCCTCGCTCCCTGCTCAATGACCGCTTGCCGTCATGTCTTGCTCTGCGTGCTCATCAAATAAAAATCTAAAAAGTTCTATGTACTTCTACTTGCTTAATTTCTAGCCAGCTTCGCCGAGTGTGGGTCGTCCACACCAAAGAACACTTCACTCACCATCGTCTTTTATCGTTTAAGGCGAACATCGCCCCCAGTCTTTGCATCCCTGCTCTTGGGTGTACCAGCTTACATGGGCAAAAATGCTATTGAACATTTGTTGTGGTTCCCAATACTCACCTGACCCAACTGCAATCAGATGTCGCCGTATCTGTGCTTCGTGATTCGATGTGTGAATATTAAGCAATGCCTAACAATATGTAAATAGGCATTGCTTAATATTTTTAAGTATTACTTAATAATTTGTTGATTTTTTTATGAATTTATATTTTTTAAAAATAGGCATCGCATAATATTTTATTAGACATACGTGAATTTAAATTTAAACGAGTAGTTAATAGACAACAAAAAAACCGCCACGAAGGGCGGTTTGAAAATTAAATAATTATTTAAAAGATAATAATTTAATCTGTAACAACATCAAAAACATGTATTTTGACAATATCACCACCTTTGACGCCAGCTTTGCCAATGATTGTGATGGGCGTGTTTTTGTCAAAAGCATTTATATAAGGATTATTTACATCTTCAAGTAGAGGGTCGTGAATAACTGCTGTAGTCCTATCGGTTGGCTCATCATCTAAAAAATAAATCTTTGCGGTTTTCTTGAGTTTATCAAGACTTGTAATAAAGATGGTAAATTCACGCATTCCTGTAATTTCATCAGGTGTAAGAGCGTTGATTTCAGCTTTATCTTCTTCGTTGATGATTGTAGGAGTTTTTGATTCACACCTTTTCCCAGTGCTGACAGTGATAGTGCTACATGTATTACCTATTGGTTCAACAGCTTGTCTACTTGCTGGACGCAAGTCGTCAGCCATCTTTTCGATAACTTTTAATAAGCCATCAATAGTTTGTCTATCTTTATTCCCTAATGCTTCGATGGCTTTATCTAGAGACTCTTTTAAGTATTTCATTTCCTGCTTTTTATTAGCATTTTTAGTAAGTATATAGGGTATTAAAGCCGCTAGTAATGCCCCAAAAGACCCTGATAATATTTGGTTTTGTTGTACCCATGTTAGTGCTCCTAAAATAGTAAAGCAGTTAGCTTTTGTTTCCGTAGCACATACTTTTACAACTTGGGAGGTGGTCTTTTTAGAATATTGCTGAGTAATGGCGAAGTGCGCAGCAGTAGATATAATTCTTGCAAACCCTTGTATTGATATGCCTAAGGAGTTTAATTCTATTTCATGACTTTCTGCATCTAGTCCATCGTACCTTAAAATAATCTCATAGTCAGTAATTTCCAATCTATTCCCCTTGCCTTAAAAAATTTTTAACAGTTAGTGACTAGTATTATTATTTTCTTATCTAAGCCGCCATGTTTTCTCAAAAACCACACCAACAATTGTCGCATTCTCATTGACTTCAATGATGCGATCAGGCCAATCGGGATTGAGTGCAATTAGATATTTTTTCTCACCTTCAATCACCAATTTTTTAAATGTGGCTTCATTTGCATCATCCAATCGGACAATGACGTAATCACCATTTCTCGGCTCCATTTCAGGATCAACTAAAATGGTTTCACCCTCTTGAAATGACACTCTCCCTGTTGGGTCACACATACTTTGACCACGCACTCTTAGGCCAAAAGCATTGGCGCTGTGCTTTCTTGTTGTATGAGCCCAAGCATCCCTATCTTGAACACTTGGCAATATTTCCTCCGTTATCCCTGCAAAACAACCAGCAGCTACCCAACAAATAATCGGAATAGGTGCTTGAATATCATTAGTAGGTTCAACATTACTTTCAGTGATTTTGTTATATAGCCGCTCTAGCCCAAAGTGCTCAGGCGATACGACATCTGAAAAGTAATCAACCAATTTTTCTATGTGTTCTTTGCCAATGCGCCCAGTTTTAATCCAACTGTTAACCGATGGAGGTTTAATACCAAAGTGCTCGGCAACTTTAACTTTGGTCACACCTTTTAACTTTATTGCCTCGTCAATTGCGCGACCCAGCTCTTCACCTTTAAGCATCTCTAATCCATTCAACATTAAGCATTGTCTAAAAATATCAGTTTCAATATCAATTAAGCAATGCCTTGCATATACTTAGACAATACCTTATCATTTAGTCGTTACAAAAAAAGGCAATGCCTAATATATGAAAAACAATTCCAATAAAGACAAAACCATTTTGGTGATTAATAAGGCAATTCATTTTTTTGGGAGTGCAACTGCTTTAGCAAGAGCAGTTGGTGTAACACCTCCAACCGTAAACAGTTGGAAAACAGGCAGTCGTCCTGTCTCAGAAAAAAAGTGCGTTTTAATTGAGCAAAAGACAAATGGTGAGATTACAAGGCAGCAATTACGACCATTTGACTATGCCGAGATATGGCCAGAAATCCATTAATTAGTCCCGTATGAACTAGGCTGATTAGATGAATTAAGTCAGTAAAGATTTTGATAGCAGTAGTAAAAATACCAAAAGAAAAACCACTGCGGTAACAGTGGCTTCTCAGGTTTCCAAAAAAGTTTGAGACCCAATTGGAGTAATCATTATGGAACAAGTCTGTATGAATAGCAATAGCAATCAAGCATCAACAAGCCACACCAAAGCCATCTTGGCATACATGCAACAAGGTCATGCATTGACCTCTTTGGATGCGTTGAGATTGTTTGGCTGCTTGCGTTTGGCGGCTCGCATTGCTGACATCAAAGCATTGGGTTATCCAGTGCACACTCGCAAAATCAAAGTTGGCGGCAAAACTGTTGCTCAATATTCCTTGTTTTCGGGGGAATGAGCCATGTCCATCAAACTGATGTCCCAAGTTTGGGATTTGCCGCGTGAAACCCTGAATCAAGGCCAAAAATTGATTTTGTTGGCTTTGTGTGATTACGCCAACGATGATGGTGAATGCTACCCAAGTCAGTACAAATTGGCAGACCGCTGTAGCTGTACTGAACGAGCGGTTCGCAATCACCTTGCTTGGTTCAAAGAATTGGGTGTGTTGGATCAAAGCCGCCGCCAAAAAGGTGGTCGTCGTTTGTCTGATTTTTATGTGATTGACTTGTCTCCATTGACTACCCAAAACACCCAAAGCGAAGCGGAAAATTTTTCCTCTAAGCAAAAAGCGAAGCGGAAAATTTCGACAGTTGAAGCGGAAAATTTTTCCTCTTCCTATATAAGTGGAACCCCCAATAGAACCGTCAAAGATATAGATATAGGCGCACCTGTATTTTCTTCGTCTGAAAACCAAAACCCAAACACGCCACCTGCCATCATTTCTGCAGACACAAACCTGACGGCTGAGCAAGTGATTGGGCTGATGACTGCCATTGGTTGGAAGCAAGACACCTATGCCCACCACCCAAGCTTGGTGGCGTCTGTTGAGTTGGGCGTGTTGCAGGAGGATTTGTCTTGTGCGTTGTCAAAAATGCAAGCGCATGGTGCTGCCAATTGGGATTACTTCTGCAAAACACTCAAAACCACAGTGGCCGCTCGCATCAAAGACAGCCAAGCACTGCCAGTACCTGCCACAGCAAACGCCACCGAAACCAAGCGTCCTGAGCGCAAACGCCGCGACACCACTGCTGCTGACATTGATTTGTTGGTTGCTGAAGGTGTGGCTGCTGATTTGGCGGCACAGTGGGTGACATTTCGTGCATCTAGGAACATAGGCATGTTGACGCAAGCATTTTTAGACGAATTGAAACGCCAAGGCAAGTTGCTAGGCTTAGACATGGATTTGAATGCTGTGGTGGATGTTTGCTTGAAGAAAAGCTGGTGTGGCTTTGAAGCGGCTTGGATTGTGAAAGCTCAAGACAAACAACAAGCACCGCAAGGCGTGGCATACAAACCATTTGAACCTGAGCAGCCCGTACCGGCTGAAACCAAGCGTGAACGCTTCGAAAATGGCAAAAGTCGCGCTAAAGAACTGTTGGCTTTGACCAAGCGTGTAACGGCAGGCAAGTGATATGGAACTGACCCACAAAACCTTTGTGATTTGGCTGTGCGATGGTTGCAACGCCCAAACTCAAGAAATGGACACGGATGCTGCTTTGCTGTGTCTGAGGTTGCCACAGGCTATGCAGGTGAAATACCTGATGCAATTGGCTTTCGTGCAAGTGAATGGGATTGTGCAGGCAGTGTATTGGTTGAGGTGAAAACAAGCCGCTCAGATTTCCTTGCGGACAAAAAGAAAGCGCATCGCATTGAAGGTGGCGTCGGTGATTGGCGGTATTACATGGCACCTACAGGATTAATCCAAATTGATGAGTTGCCACCACAGTGGGGATTGGTTGAGGTGAATGGTCGTGGGCATATCAACGTTGTGCATGGTCCTGCCAAAGTTGCCAAAAACTTCATGAGTTACCGCAGCCAATTAGAAGAATTTAAACATGACGCCAACAAGAGCCGTGAGTTTTTCTTGCTTGTGAAATTGCTAACTAGGCTTGGCAATCCCGAAGAGTTGAATCAAAGGCTTCGTAAGTTTTACCGAGATGTAAATTCGATATGAAAGGCAGGGAAATGATGAATTGGCGTGAGTGGTTGGACTCTTTGGCTTTGGTGATGGCAATGGTCTGTTTTCACAGTTTGATGAAAACGATTGATGTGGTGGCACCTGCTTTGCCGCTTCTTTGGCACCATAACCAATGGCATTTGATGTGGGATGGTTTGTCTTTGGTTATTGGCTTAATTTTGGTGTTGGTTTGGTGTGTATGGGTGATTACCAAAAGGATGGATAAGTGATGGTTGCTAACGTTGCTTCTGCCGCACTCAATATGCTGGACATTATCACTGCTGCATCTCAATCAGGTGGCGTAGTGGTGGTGCTGAATATGGACCATGAAAAGCAGGTTCATGCATTGGCCAAAATACATGGCATTAAGTTCAGTGGTCGCCAAGTGCTGACTTATAAAAGTTTGCTTAAGTACGGTCTGACAGGGCGCAATGCAACTGCAGTTTATTTTGACAGTTGGAATGATCGTATTGGTACTGATGAAGAAATTCATGCTGCTTGTGGTGGTGTTCCTGTTGCGATGAAAGTGGCTGTTGAAAATGATTGATGTGGTGGTATGTAAGGCTGTTTTGGCTTTGACCTTTTGTGTTTGGCGAGTAACTGAAAGAATGGATGGGCAATAATGAATTCAATGGAAAATGTGGAAAATGACGTGGCTTCTATGCAGGCCGTACTGGTGCAACTTAATCAAGCTTTGGCAGCAGGATACTTGCGTGGTGAAGAGTTCAATACACTTGCTGAACAATCGCCTGATTTACTGTATTCAATTGCCGCACTGATTGGCGTTAGTGTCGGTCAATTGCGCCAGATGGCAAACCGAGGTTTGTTGACTTCTGATGTGGTGTGCAAAGCATTGGGTTTGATTTTTCAGGTTTCGGCTTCTCAGGACGCTTCCAAAAATACAAAAGTGTATGTGGCCGTCACCCAAAACTCTTGTGATGGTGGGCATGAAATCCGTGGTGTGTTCAATACCAAAGCACAAGCTGCAGGTGCCATGATTGTGGCGGTCAATGGCATGGTCGAATGGGCTGAATCACAAGGACACGATGTTGATGATTACTTCTATGGCCAATACTGCAGCGTACTTGAAGTTGAGTCTGGCAGCGTGTTGGTTGAAGACAAAGCCATTCGCAATGAGTTGGCTACCAATTCACGCGAAGGTGTAGATGCCTTTTTGCGTGAGTTAAGAGAAATTGTGGCAAAGGATAGCAAATGAAAATAGGCATTATTGGCGTAGCAGGTAGTGGCAAAGATACTGTGGCTTCCATCATTCAGCAGCGCTTCAACCAAATGGGTGTGCAAGCAGAGGTTTGTCGTTTTGCCGAACCCATCAAGGCTATTGCCCGTGAGGTGTTTGGTCCTGAGTTTGATAATCGTGACGTGAAAGAAGAGTTGGTACCTTTTACCCATGACATGAAGTTTTTGGCAGAAGGTGTCTTGTGGGATGCAGGTGCTCGATTGTTGCAGCATTTGAAATGTCATTGGCGTACCAAGTTTGAAACCTTGCTCAACCGCTTGCTTGTGAAAGATGAAATATCACCACGCATTTTTCAACAATATGTGGGCACTGACTTGTTTCGTGCCATTGATTCAAATGTGTGGGTTAACGCCACCGAAATCCAAGCCAGCAAGTTTGAGGTGGCGTTGTTGCCTGATGTGCGCTTTGTAGATGAAGCGGCGGTGTGTGATGTACTCATTGTGGTTAATCGCCCTGGTGTTGTTGCTGTGGCTGAGCATCCATCAGAAGTTTTGGCTAATACTTTACTGCAGGCTTCATTCCCGAAACTAATCACTTCAACTGGCGAAATTAAAACCACGAGCCATTGGAGCTCACTTTAAGTGTGGAAAACTACCGCCGTTGTACTGTGGGTGAATTACGCAATACCAGTTGCTTGGGTGAATTTGATTTGTTTGAAGGCAAGCCACAATGGTTTTTCTCAGTGTTCAACCATTATTCAATTGAACGCCTTGAATTTATGTTGGATGAAGTTGTAATGCCAGCTTTAAATTTTATGCGGGGTGGAAATGGTTGATTGGTTTTTATATGTAGTAGCCATGATTGTGGTGGTGGCGTGTAGTGCGGCAATTGAGGTTTGGGCTGAGAGACAAAAAGGTGGTGAATGATGGCAATAGTAATTGGAATTGATACAGGTGTGAACACTGGCGTGGCAGTCAAACGTAATGACGCATATCAAGATGTGGGTTGTATGAAAATACACCAAGCCATGTTCTTGGTTTTGGAATGGCAAGAGGCCGCTCAAGAAGCAGGCATTGATTTCAAAGTATATGTGGAAGATGCACGCCAGCGTAAATGGTTTGGCAATCAGAGCCAAGCCAAGATTGCAGCCAAAGCCCAAGGTGCAGGCAGTGTGAAGCGTGACGCCACCATCTGGAAAGATTTTCTCAAGGACCACCAAATACCGTTTGAGATGGTGCCGCCTCGTGCCGGTGCCACCAAACTGCCAAATGAGCGTTTTCAGATGTTGACCAAATGGGCAAAGAAAACTAATGAGCATGCACGAGATGCAGCCATGTTGATTTTGAATCGTCATAAGTAAGGGGAAAACGTGCAGTTATTGAGTGATGAACAGTTTCGATTGTTAGACAAAGTTTTGAAGTCTTATGCATACCATGACAGTGATCATGTGCCACACGCCACCTGTGGTGGCGTTGAGCGCTTATACAACCAAAACCGTGAATTGAGTGAGGCTGAGCAACAAGCGAAATGGCGACAAGCGCAAAATCAAGAAGTGTGGATTGATGTACCAGCACCTTTACCAAATGATGCGTTGGTTGTATTGCGCTTGGCTTTGCGTAGCATGAATGCTCGTATTACTGAGGTTTTGCATTCTGAATATGGTTTTCGTGGCTTTTTCAAAAAGAAGCCATCACCACAGCAATTGATGCGTCGTCGTGGTAGTCGCTACAACCCAACGCTTTGGACATTAGAAGTCAATCGTGCAATGAGCGTGTTGTGGTCGCAATTGAAGCACCATGCCGGTGATAAATTTGATGTTTGGTTTGGTGGTTAATCTTCAAAACATTAAAGAATTTGATATCTTATAACCTTGTATTTTTAAATAGAATGATTATAATTGCACTCAAGAATGAGTCCGCTTCTGTAAACCCAAGTAGCAGAAGTGCGTCTTAAAAATATAGCCCATCAAATGATGGGCTTTTTTAATTGAATAAATTAATTCTAAATCGAAGTGTGAATTTCCCACTTCGATCTTCTGCACTTTGAATGATTTGTTTACAGCGTATACATACCAATCAAACGTGTACAAAAAAGCACGAAATTTAAACATTACCCCGTCAGTTTTGACGGGTTTTTTTGTGGGTGCTTTATGTGCAATTGCAATCAAACTAAAACTGAAAGCTTTGGCACTGCCGTTGTCAATGTAGTTAAAGATGCCATTGGTGGCAAGCCTATAAAAGCATCTCAAGTTGTTTTAAGCCAACGCTTGACCGCTTGCAGTCATTGCGAAAGATTGAAGCGCTACTACTCAGGCATGCCTGATGGTGTTGCCATTATTGGTGGTGACAAATGTTTGGAATGTGGCTGTAGAGTAAAGCTGAAAGCCTCGGTTGCAAGTCAACACTGTCCGCTTGGCAAATGGGATGATACTCATGAAAATGCATAAACCTGTCATTCCTATGCATCAACCAACAACAGTAAAGGCCATCACGCCCAAAGCCAGTGTTAAATCAGATTCAAAACAGTCATGGCGACGTGGTACTGAGTCATCAACAAACGCGGTTATGGATACAAGTGGCAGCAACGACGCAAACAATTTTTGCAGCGTCCTGAAAATGTTTGTTGTGTGTATTGTGCCCGCTTGGGATTGACTGTGGTGGCTACTGTAGTGGATCACATCAAGCCACATCGTGGTGACCAAGACTTGTTTTGGGATGAAAGCAATTGGCAGTCGTTATGTTCTTCATGCCATAGCGGCATTAAGCAACGTGAAGAGTCGCATCAGCGATGACTCTAACATTTAATTAATATATTTTGATGGGCATTTAGGCCTTGGATTACTTCCAAATGGGTGGGGGTGGTCAAAAGTCTAAATGCCTGATTTTTCTAGACCGCACAGTTTACCCATTTGCAAAAAAATTCTGTTTTTTAGTCTCATGTTGACATTTCATGTTGACAATTTAAATTCATATATTAATGAAATAAGGAAGGGATATGGAAATCAATGAAAACACCATATCTTTGCCAAAGCTAAAGCTGGCGGGGCTTCTAGTAAAGATGCGGCACTTGCGGCAGGCTATACAGAAAGTAGCGCACGCCAACAAGGTTCACGTTTAGCATTACACGCAGAAATCAAAGCACTGATTGAGCATTACCAACAGCAGAAAGTTGTCGCACAGTCACCATCTAAAATTTTGCCGCCACCAACAGGGCACGATATTGATGCAGTTCAACAAAGATTTGACGATGAGGGGGGTGTGAGTGGCTCATCGCCATTGGATGACATCAACGCAACTGATCCACTTGATTGGTTACTTGGCGTGATGTTGTGTAAAGGCTTGGATGAAGGTATGCGGGTTGATGCTGCCAAAGCTGCTTTGCCTTATAAGCATGCCAAACTTGGCGCACAAGGTAAGAAAGAAGGCAAAGAAGAATTGGCCAAGCAAATTTCAAGGCAAGGCGGCTTATCAGAGCGCATGAAGGCACTCAAACAAATCAAATAGACGCTTAAGCGTCTTTTTTTATGGCATCAATTATGGAATGGACCACTGCTTGCCCTGATTGGGAGAAAAGAATTGTGGCGGGCGAGTCCTTGATTCCACCGCCTTTGTTTCCTGATGTTGCTGAGGTAGCATTGGAAGTATTTGGCAATTTGATTGTGCCAGATATGGTGGGTCGCCCAAGGATGCGTGATGTCATGCCGCCTTGGGTGATGGATTACGTTGCTGCCATTTTTGGCGCATTGGATTTTGAAACCAACAGGCGTTTAATCAAAGATTTTTTGCTGCTTATCAGCAAGAAAACGGTAAATCCACCATTGCTGCAGGCATCATGTTGACCGCTTTGGAATTAAACGAACGGGATATGGCCGAGGCTGTGATTTTAGCGCCGACCAAAGAGGTGGCAGACAACGCTTTTAAGCCTGCGATGGGCATGATTGAGTTTGATGATGAGATGAAACTCAAATACACGGTGTCTGCGCATACGCGCACGATTACGCACATTGCATCAAAGTCAACGCTTAAAGTATTGGCGGCAGATGACAAAGCAGCAGGTGGAGCCAAGGCCGCTTATGTGTTGATTGATGAGTTGCACTTGTTTGGTGCGATGGGTTCTGCAGAGTCGATTATTACCGAAGCCACAGGCGGTTTGATGTCCAAAACCGATGGCTTTTGCATCAAATTGACCACACAATCGACCCAGCCGCCCACAGGTGTGTTCAAAACCGAATTGGATTATGCGCGGGATGTACGTGACGGCAAGGTTGCTGACAAACATTATTTGCCTGTTCTCTATGAGTTTCCACAACACATGCTTGACGATGAAGAGCATCTGCAAAGCAAAAACTTTTACGTCACCAACCCAAGCTTGGGCTATTCGGTCGATGAACAATATTTGGTCAGTCAATACCAAAAAGCACTGCTCAAAGGCGAAACCGAAAAACAAGAGTTTTTAGCCAAGTTTCTGAATGTCGAAGTGGGTTTGAACCTAAGGTCAAACCGCTGGCCTGGTGCTGACGTTTGGCTCAATTATGGCTCTTCTGAGTTGACTTTGGATGTGTTGATTGAACAAAGCGATGTCATCACCATTGGTGGGGATGGCGGTGGTTCTGATGACTTACTGGGGATGGCTGTTGTTGGTCGACATGCGCAAACACGCAAATGGCTGATTTGGAACCGTGCTTGGTGTACACAAGGCGCTTTGAACGCTCGCAAAAGCATTGCACCAAAGCTTCTTGAAATGGAACGAGCAGGCGAATTGGTGATTGTGCCGCAATTGGGTCCTGATACCGCTGAGTTTGGGCGCATTTGCAAGAAAATTCACGATAGCGGTAAATTGAATTTGGTTGGCCTTGATCCATTGAAATTGGGTAATTTGAAAGAAGGCATCATTGCTGGCGGTTTACCTGAGGAATTGTTGGTCGGTATTTCTCAAGGCATGAGTTTGATGACTTACATTGAGGCTCTTGAACGTCGCTTGAGTGAAGGCACAGTTATACATTCCGCCCAGGTATTGATGACTTGGTGTGTGAGCAATGCCAAATTAGTTAAAAAAGGCAGAGTCAATCTGATTGAAAAACAAGTTGCTGGCACCGCTAAAATTGACCCATTGATGGCAACTTTCAACGCGGTGGGATTGATGCTTGATGTGCCTGAAGTAGTTCAATCAGTTTATGAAACAAGAGGTATTCGTACCATCGGATAAATAACATGGCCAAGAAAAACCAAAGAAAAGCAATAAAACCGCCCGAGTTCAAATGGATTCGGGCGGTTTGTCATTTAACGGGTTTGATGATCCCAAGCTGCTTGAATTTATTCGAAATGGAGTCAGTGGATTTACAACAGTAAATGGCAATAAAGCGATGGCAAATATGGCTTTGTTTCGTTGTGTGACTTTGATTTCACAATGTATTGGCATGTTGCCGCTAAATTTAATCAGTAATGATGATGCGCGCCAAGTGCAGTCTACTCACAACATTCACAAACTATTGAAAAAAAATCCCAACTCTTGGCAAACAGCATTTGAATTCAAAACTTTGTTGCAGTCATGGGTTTTGCAAGAGGGGAATGCTTACGCACGAATCATTCGCTCAGGCAAAAGAGTCTTGCAGTTGATTCCAATGCATCCTTCTTCAGTTGAGCCAGTGCAGCAAGATGATTGGTCGCTGATTTACAAATACACCAGAAAGGATGGCTCAATCATTGAGCTGGCTGCTAGTGAAGTCTTTCATCTTCGGGATTTTAGTAATGATGGATTGATTGGCGTGTCGCGAGTCAGATTGGCTAAAAAGGCACTGAATATTGCTTTTGACAGTGAAGAGGCTGCCAACCGTATTTTTAAAGATGGTGTGATGGCTGGTGGTGCATTATCAGCTCCGGGTCCTTTAAGTGATGCTGCTTATAATCGATTGAGTGAGTCTCTTTTGGATAAGCATTCAGGTGCTAAAAACGCAGGCAAATTTCTGATTTTAGAAGAAGGATTGAAGGCAGAAAAATGGGCAAACACTGCAGTAGACGCTCAGCTTCTTGAAAATCGAAACCATCAAATTGAAGAGATTGCGCGACTGTTTGGTGTCCCGAGACCACTTTTGATGATGGATGACACATCTTGGGGTTCTGGCATTAGTGAACTTGGTATTTTCTTTGTGAAATACGGCTTGTTGCCTTGGTTTACGCTGTGGGAGCAGGCAATCGAGCGCACCTTTTTATTAGACCATGAACGTGACCAATTGATGTTCAAGTTCAATCCAGGTGCCTTATTGCGTGGCTCTTTAAAAGATCAGGCCGAATTTTTCAGCAAAGCGTTGGGCGCAGGTGGTACGCAGCCTTGGATGACGCAGAACGAAGTGCGCGACATTTCAGATTTGCCGCAATCAAGCGACTCAGATGCAAACAGTCTTCGCAATCCAATGACAAGTAAAAATCAAGAGGTAAAACCAACATGAGTCTTATGCCACTTCCGCAAATCAATACATTCGGCAATCTTCCCAAGCCAGTTGCCTTTGATAAGCGTCCTGATGCTGTTCAAAAATGGCAACCAGAAGTTAAAGCCAAGTCTGATAATGACAGCAATACCATCACCATTTATGACGACATTGGCGAAAGTTGGTACAGCGAAGGCGTAACCGCCAACCGCATCGCTGCAGCTTTGCGCTCCATTGGCGAGCAAGATGTGGTGGTCAACATCAATTCACCAGGTGGTGATTATTTTGAAGGTATCAGCATTTATAACTTATTGGCACAACACCGAGCCAAAGTTACCGTTCAAATTGTGGGACTAGCCGCATCTGCCGCCTCAGTCATTGCTATGGCAGGTGATGAAATCCTGATGGGTGATGGCGCCTTTTTCATGATTCATAACGCATGGTCAATGTCGATTGGCAATCGTCATGACTTACGCAGCAGTGCAGATGTACTTGGGCAAATTGACGACACAATGGCTGATTTATATGCCAAGCGCAGTGGTTTAAGCAAGGCTGAAATCGAAGGCATGATGGACCGTGAAAGCTGGTTAGGGCGTGAATTAGCTTTAAACAACGGTTTTGCAACAGGCAGCTTGGAGTCTTCCATTATTGAAGGTAGCGAAGACTCTGAGCGTAAGAAATCCAAAGCATTGGTTGATGCTGCGATGGCGCAGCAAGGATTAACACGCTCTCAGCGTCGTGAAGTATTTCAAAGTTTATTTTCAGGCATGCCCAGCGCTGCCAATCCAACCGCCAAGCCCAGCGCTGGTGATGCTGATGTGGTTAATCAGATTCAAGAGTTAAACAATTTATTTAAAGGGTATTGAATTATGCAAAAAGCAATGATTTTGAGCGCGCCAGTGACGCGTTCTGTGAAGGGTATGGCATTGGCCATGGCGGCGGGAACTCATGTGATGAAACGTGGCATGGTCACTGCGCCTCGTGCTGACAGTGACGTAGCTGCTGTTTTGAAAGACATGAAAGACAGTTTTAAAGCTTTCAAAGAAGACCAAGACAAGCGAATTCATGAGTTGGAAAAATCAGCTGCTACGCCTGCAGACATTGTAGCAGCCAAAAAGAATCGGCAGATTTGGTGAATGCTTTACAAACCACTGTTGATGATTTGGTGCTGCAATTGGCGGCAGGTCAAATGAATGGCGGCGGTCGTAGCCCAGAAGCGAAGGCCAATGCAGAAGCGATGGTGGCATTCATGCGCACAGAAGAAATTCGTGCTGATTTGAAGAAATCACCAGATAGCAATGGTGGTTATTTGGTACCAACCGAATGGGATCGTACCATTACCGACAAATTGCATGAAATCTCACCATTGCGTCAGATTTTTCGCGTTGTTCCAACTTCCAAGGCAACTTTTTCACGTTTGTACAATTTAAAAGGTACTGGCGCTGGTTGGGTGGGTGAGGAAGATACTCGTGGTAAAACAAATACTGCAACATTTGGTAGTTTAGAATTTGCCACAGGCGAAATGTATGCCAATCCTGCTGCCACTCAGCAGATGTTGGATGACGCTGAGACCGATTTGGAAGCATGGTTGGCAGAAGAAGTTCAAGAAACTTTTTCAACTACCGAAAATGCGGCATTTATTGCTGGTGATGGTGCCAAAGGTAAGCCATTTGGTTTATTGACGTATGCCACAGGTGCTGCCAATGCCACCAAGCATCCATTTGGTGCGATTTTGACTATTAATTCCGAATCGGCTGCAGACATTACTGCCGATGCTATTATTGATGTGGTTTATGATTTGCCAGCTTCTTTTAGTAGTGGAGCCTCATTTATCATGAACCGCAAAACCTTGCGCAAAGTTCGTAAGATGAAAGATGGTGATGGTAATTACTTGTGGGAAAAATCATTCCAAGCTGGTCAGCCTTCAACGATTTTGGGCTATCCTGTGTATGAAGTGGCTGAAATGCCCGATGTCGCAGCCAATGCCCTACCAATTGCTTTTGGCGACTTCAAGCGCGGCTATTTGATTGTGGATCGCAAAGGTGTCGTTATTTTGCGTGATCCATACACCAACAAACCTTACGTTCAGTTCTATACCACTAAGCGTTTGGGTGGTGGTGTGGACAATCCAGAAGCGATGCGTTTGTTAAAATGTGCGGTTACCGCATAACCTTCAATGCAATTAAAGCGTCCTGTAAAACCTTGCAGGACGCTTTTTATTGGGAATAAAAAATCATGGCAAAACTGACTAAAAAATTTTATGGCGTACCCAATGGCGAAGTTTATCCAATTGAGTACCAAAAAGGCGATGAGTGTCCTGACGAGCTGATGGCAGCAGCGATTGAATTGGGAGCCATTTCAGCCAAAGACAAAACCGCTTGGATGGAAGCCGAGGCTGAGCGCGCAGCGCAAGATGACAAGTCTGGCGATTCAACACAAGAACTGAAGGATAACGAGTAATGATTACTGCCGAACAAGTAAAGTCACAATGCCGAATTGATTTTGATGACGAAGATGGGTATTTGCCTTTGTTGGTGAATGCTGCAATTTCTGCTTGTTTGGCTTATCTGAATCGTCCTGTATTTGAGAGTGAAGCAGATTTATTGGCGGCAATTTCAGCCAATCCTGAATTGGATCAATCTGCAATGGTGGTAACCCATGATATTCGCATGGCTATGTTGATTACAGCGGCTTTTTTATATGAAAACCGTGAAGGCAATACAAATTTGCCTTTGGCCGCTACTTCATTATTGCGGCAACATCGTAAGCGTCCTGGAGTGTGACATGCAAGCGGGTAAATTGAACCAAATCATTACCATTGAAAGCTCAGCCGAAGTCAAAGATGTGTTTGGTGGGGTTAGTTTTCAATGGACGCAAGTTTGCCGACCTTATTGTCATGTTCGTTTCATAAATGGGCGTGAGTTTGCCAAGCAAGGCATCCAATTGGCTGAATTGACAGTGTCGTTTCGCATCCGCCAACGCAAAGGCATTGACCACTTGATGCGTGTGAAATTCGATGGCGAGATTTACCAGATCATTGCTGTTTTGCCAGATGCCCAAGGTAAAGCTTATATGGATTTGGCATGCAAGAAATGGATTGAGCATGAAAGCTAGTGTGAAATTGAAAGGATTGCGCGCAGCTCTCAAAGCCTTGGAACAATTGGGCAGTAAGTCAGAAGTGGGGTTGTCAGCGGTTAAAGCTACTGCGAAGGCGGGAGTGTTTTTGCGTGACAAAGCCAAATCACGCGCTTATGTCGCACAAGCACCTTATAAAGTGTATTACCAAGGCCGCTTAGTGACATTGACGCCTGGCTCTTTGGGTGACCAATTGATTGTGAAGCGTATGACCAAATCCGAATCAAAGGGTTATGGTGCCACAGCAATGCATGTTGTGACGGTGCGTCAGAAAAATGATGCGGCAGCGAATATTGGCAAAATTTCCAATATTTATGAGGCTCGTCACCCATTTATCAGACCGACAGCGCAAGCCGATGGACCAAAAGCTCAAAAAATAGCCATTAAATCCTTGATTGAAGATGTCAGACGAAAAGGGAGGGTTTTTTGATGAGTAGCGTTTATGTCACCTTGAATGCGTTTTTGAGTCCTTTGGTGAACGGTAAAGCTTACGCTGATGTGGTACCCAATGGCACACAGGCACCGTATTTAAAATTTCGACAAATTGGTGGGCGCATTCGTAATACTAATTGTAAAACCACATCAGCAAGACGTGGTGAAGTGCCTTTGATCCAAATTGACGTTCATGGCAAAAATGCAGTCGAACGTGATGAAATCTTGCAGGCCATTGATGCGGCCATCACCACCAATTTACAAAACAATGCCATGCCACGTTTGCAAACATTTGACCACCCTGAATTGGATTATGACGAAAACACCAAAACATATTGGGCGATGCTCACTTATCAAGTGACCGCTTTTTAATTTTATTCAAACAGCGTTAGACCTTACACCACCTTCATTGGTGGTTTTTTTATTTTGGAAGGCAATCAATATGACACAACCCGTTTTTGGTACGATGGTTCGTTTTTCGACCGATGGTCGAGGTACAACCGCAAAATCCATGACAGCAATCACCACAGTTGAAAATCCTGTGGTCACTGCCTCAGCACATAGCCTCAAAGATGGTGATGTGATTGAGATTAGTGGCTCAAGTTACAAAGATTTGAACCGCATGCACACGATTGCTGTTGTCGATGAAAATTCGTTCATTTTGGCAGGTTTCGACTTGTCCAAATCTCAAGCAATCTTGATTCCAGGCTCGTTCAAAACCGTGACCATGATGCAATTTTGTGATGTCACTGGTTTTGACTTCAATGAATTTGAAGTCAGCAGTGAAACTAAAAACACAGTTTGCCGTAAGGCCAAAACTTTCACTGTAGAAATGGGTGGCATTTCATTAGATTTTGTTTCTGATGACGCTGATGCATTGCAAAAACACTTGCGTGAGAGCGGCAAAAAATTGAAGCCAATCATCATGCAATTTCAGCGAGAAGGTTCAAATCAATTGCGTGGTTACTTGGCACAAGTGACCAACTTCAATGAAACGGGCGAAGCCGATGGCGATTGGGAAGGCAGCATGGACACTGAATTGTTGTCATTCTCTCAAGACGTTGAAATCAGCGAATAAGTGTCCTGAAATCCAAGCGGGGTTCATTCCCCCGCTTTTTTTATTCAAATTAATCAAGAATAGGCATTAAAACATGGCTGCAAAAAATCAAAAACCTGTAATCAGCAATCCTGAAAACACTTCTGACGCTGAAAAACCGAATGTTGAATCCACTGAAGTCGCTCCTAAAGTGGCAAAAAAACTGACCAAAGCCGAGCAAATGGCAGGTTTTAAAGCCTACATGGCGCCACTGGCCGAATTGACCTTGGTGCCTAACTTGGGTGACTTGGAAATCTATGTTAAATCAACAACGTTGAATGGCTATTACCAAAAACTTGATCAATTGCGTGCATTGAAAGACAAACATGGTGCTGCATTGTTGGATGAACGCTCTTTAGCATTAGAGTTGTTCGATGAAACGGGTGCGTACTATTTTGATTTGGATGATGAAGAGCAAATGCAGTTTTTAAAAGACATGCCATTTGCAGCACGCCAAAATTATCATCTGCCATCGGTACAGTCAATGGTGGTTTTGACATCCCAAAGACCTTATTAACAACCGAGAGCGACTGACACAGTTTGCTTTTGAGTTGTCGTTTGAATTGAAAATGCCCATCAGCGCAATTGCAGAAATGCCGTTGCGCGATTTTTTGGGTATTGGACGCACAGCTTGCGTTACATGATGCCGTCTCAGCGCCAAGAAGTGTATTTGGCGCAGGTGTCGTACCTGGTTGCTGCAACCATGGGCTCATACAAAGGCAGTGTCGAAGACTTTATTTTATTCAAACAAGCTGAAAACAAAAAAAGTAGTGCCAAAAAGGCGAAGAAGCCTAAGCGAGCGGCTAGTGGTGCAGATCCGTTCAAAAATTTCAGTGCTGCAAATAAAAAAAGGTAATAGCTATGGCATCAGTAAATTTACGTTTTGGGCTGAATGCTGATGATTTCATCAATGGCGTGGCATTGGTAAAGAACCAGACTACTTCAATGTCTAATGCTGTTGAACGTCAAATTGACAGTTTAAAGCGGCAGTTTAACCAGCTTAAAGGAACCACCGACGAGTTTGACCGTCTTCGAGCCTCAAGTCGAGGTGCTACACTTGAGCAGCGCAATCAAATTGAATCGATACTGCAATTGATTGATGCTGAGAAAAAAGCACAAGCTGCAGCAGCAGAACAAGCGCAAGCACAAAAACAGGCCTTGTTGGTACAACAGCAAAGAGCCAGTTCGGTTGCTAACTCTATCAGCGCGCTTGATCGTGAGGTCAAAACATTTGGCATGTCATCAAGCGAAATTCGTGTCTATGAAATGCAATTGAATGGTGCGAGTGCCGCTGAGTTGGTACATGCTTCGAATTTGAATCGCAAACTCAAAGCATTGCAAGATGCCAAAGCAGCTCAAATTGCAGCCACGCAAGCACAAAAACAAGCATTGTTGGTACAACAGCAAAGAGCCAGTTCGGTTGCTAACTCTATCAGCGCGCTTGATCGTGAGGTCAAAACATTTGGCATGTCATCAAGCGAAATTCGTGTCTATGAAATGCAATTGAATGGTGCGAGTGCTGCTGAGTTGGTACATGCTTCGAATTTGAATCGCAAACTCAAAGCATTGCAAGATGCCAAAGCAGCTCAAATTGCAGCCACGCAAGCACAAAAACAAGCATTGTTGGTACAGCAACAAAGAACCGATTCGCTCAATAAATCATTGTCGAGTATTGAGCGAGAGCGCCAAGCAATTGGCAAAACCAGTATCGAATTGCGTTTGCATGAGCTGCGTTTGCAAGGTGCGACGCAAAAACAATTAGCACGCGCCGAAGCGTCCTTAAAAGCGGTTGAAGCTGATAGAAAACAACAACAATCATTGTTACAAGCCAATCAAGCGGCTGGCAATCTCAATGGTACTTATCAATCGGTGATTGGTTCATTGAAAGCCATGGCACTCGGTTATGTATCGTTGCAAGGCGCAGCCAGTTTGATGCGCGCTGCTGATGCGTATCAGGGTTTGGAAAACCGCTTACGATTGGTGACATCCTCTCAGCTTGAATTGAACCAAGCAATGCAAGACACCAAAAACATTGCATTGCAAACCTCAATGCAATGGGAAAGTGTTGCCAGTATTTATCAACGTTTTGCTCAAAACGGCGAAAAGTTGGGTTTGACGATGAAAGAAACGGCTGATTTGACCAGTACGGTTGCCAAAACAGCGATGATTTCAGGCGGCTCAATGGACTCTGTTAATGCTGCCTTGGTGCAATTTGGTCAGGCATTAGCGTCTGGGGTGCTGCGTGGCGAAGAGTTCAACTCGATTGCTGAGCAGCAGCCTGCTCTTTTGCAAGCGATAGCCAAAAGCTTGGGTGTGAACATTGGCCAATTGCGTTTTATGGCAGCAGATGGAATTTTGACTGCAGATGTCGTTGCCAAAGCTTTGCAGGACGCTGCTGCTAGTGTTGACAAAGATTTCGGTAAAATGCAGCAAACAGGTACTCAAGCATTGCAAAACTTGAGCACTCGTTGGACTGAATTCATAGGAGAAACTGGCAAAAACACCGGTGCAATGAAGGCATTCACCTCAGTAGTGGGTTTGTTGGGTGAAAATCTAGACACCGTGGCGGTAATGGCTTTTGCTTCAGGCCTTGCTTATCTTGGTAAAGCGACATGGTTGGCGATTGCCGCGTCAAAAGCCAAAATTGCGACATTGCTGGCAGAACGCCAAGCGACCATTGCATCGACTGCTGCTGCCGTCCAAGCGACTCACACTGAACGCTTGCGTGCAATGGCAGAATTAAACGCAGCGCAAGCCGCAATGGCACATGCAGTGGGTACGAACGCTCAAACCCTCGCATCTGCTAACTTGGCGGCTGCTACTGCTCGTGCCACAGCTGCCACTGTTGCTGAGACGATTGCTAGTAATGCTGCTGCAGTAGCAACCAGTCGATTGGCTGCTGCTAAAACCATGTTAATAGGTGCCATGGGTGGTCCTGCGGGTATCGTGGTTGCAGGCGTAGCAGTTGCAGGCATGTATGCGGTTTTAAGTAGCGATGCAAGTACAGCCACTTCTACATTGCAGGGACAAGTTGCGCCCATTGAGGAACTGACTGAAAAATTAAAAGGCTTGAATGAAGAAGGCAAATTGCGCTTGCGTTTGGAAATTCAAAGCAAATTGAATGCTGCTAATGAAGAATTAGATGATTTTGAAAGCAGAATAAAAAATCTAAAGCATTTGAGTTATTTGAGTTGGGAAGATGTCGGTTTAAATCCATCAGATGCTTTTACATATGACCAAGGAACGTTAGTTGAAAAGTCGTATGACCGTATCAAAGCAGGCATATCCTCTGTCGAAGAAGAGTTGTTGAGCTTGCAAAAAACGGGGGAGCTTAATGAAAATCAAATGATTTTTTTGAATAAAGCTTACGCTTCAATGTTTGAGCCTGCTCAGAAAAATGCTAAAGATTTAAATGAGCAAATGAAGTTACTTGATGGTAAAAAAGTAACTGCTACTGTTGACCTCAAAACCAATACTGATGACAAAAAAGCCTCGTTAACCTCTGCACAGGCATTGGATTTTGATGCCATTAAAAAAGTATCGGATGAATTTGCCTTAATGCATGCCAATCTTGGCTTGAGCAATGAAGAGCTGAAATTGGCAGCAGTGCAGCAGAATTTGGCAAACTTGGCAGCCAAAGGTGCCAGTGCTGAAACCATGCGGGCGGCAGAGTTAAATGCCCAATTGATGGACCGACATTACATTGAGATGCAAACCAAAAAGCAACTCAATGAATTGCGTGAAGCCGAAGCAAGGCTTCTTGAGCAAAATCATAAGTTTGTGGCTGATGAGCTTGGTAAGCGTGAGCAACAAATTTGGCAATTGGGCAAAACAACCGAGCAATTGACTGCAATGTCGTTGGCAGCAAAAGGCGCAACAGAGGCAGAACAGCGCAAAGCAATGGCAATGGATCGCCTCATCAGTGAATATGAACGTCAGCGCAATGCTATGCAAACTTTGGAGGACATGAACAAAGAAATTGCGCGCTTGGGTAAATCTGATACCGAAGTTAAGTTGATGGACCTCAAAGACAAAGGTGCAACAGCCGAACAGTTGGCTTTGTATAAGCAGCAATTGGAATATGCTGAGCAATTCAAAGAGGCGCAAAAACTCAATGAAGCAGCAGTGAAGGCAGATGGTAAAGCTGTCACTTCGTTTACGGATGCAGTCAGGACGTTTGATCAGTCGGTGAAAAATCAGGCGGATTTGGAAAAACTAAGCAGATATGAGCGCAACAAACAGCAATGGGCGCAAATACGAGCAGAGGAACAATCCAAAAACCAAATGACGTATTATGGTCCGAGCGCTTGGTATTCACCGCAAACCGATGAAACAGGCAAAAAAACCACACCTTCGACATATCCCAACACTGCGCTACCTAAACAGTTTACTGAACAGGTAAGCAAAATGAGTAATGAGTTAAACAGCTTAGGCGTCCTGTATTTGGCATCGCAAGATAGCCAAGCTGATATGGCAAGAGTATTGGTCACACCTGAAAATGCCAAAATCATCAAGCAAATTGCCCAAGCAGGTTTTAAAGACATGGCTCGTGATGGTGCTGCAAAATCTTCATAACTTGATGTTTTGATTTTGGTTATAATCATGGCATATTCTAACAAGGGTGTGCCATGATTGTTAATTTGTATGAGTTTTTGGAAATTGAACCCAGTGCATCATTGGAAGAAGTGTTGGCAGCCATTGCCAAAGCCGAAGCGAATGGGAAAAATCCTAAACTGATTTTGGCGAGTAAAAATCTGTTGTGTGATGCTCAAAGACGCAAACAATACAATGAGTCATTGAAAAAGTATTTGGCGGCGACTGGCGTGACTCTTGATTTTAGTCCTAAACCTAAATCAATTAAAACCATCATTACTAACAATCAGTAAGAATCATCGGAAGAGCAGTTAATTGATGATGAATTGTCAGAACAAAATGCCAATGAACAAGCTATTCGTGTTTTACAGAAGAAGATAGCAATTGGTGTGGCAATATTTGTAGTGATGTTGCTAGGGTTGGCTATTTATTATGTACCGCAATATTGGGCAATACGTTCAGCTAAAATTGCGGCTGAGCAACGCTTGATTGACCCAACAAGCCATTTATTTCGTGACATAGAATATCATTCCGCTATTATTCGTGAGGATAAAAGAGGTTTTGTTTGTGGATATGTGAATGGTAAAAACCGAATGGGAGCTTATACAGGCTTTACAGGATTTATCTATTCTGTAGATAACAAAGATATTTTTTATGAGCCCAATGATGAAGATGACGATTATGCAAATAAAATGTTTTTTAGGTCTTGGCAAGTTGCCTGTTTAGGTGATGATTATACAAAACACTTTATAGATTTGGAAAACTTAGATAAAAATGTTGATAAAGTAGGTAAGAAAATTGAAGATTTGATACAACAATATAAAAATAATGAATTAACCCAAGCCGAATTTTCTGAGCAGTCTGAGCCTTTAAGAGAAGAGCTTAATGGACTTATTGATAGCAAATCTAAAGAGCTATTGACACCTAAGATATTTGTTAAAAGTAAGTGATAAAGTTTTAATCACTTAATCATGACTGAATCCACCTATTGCAGGTCGGGCTTTTTTTTGTTGGGGTGAGCATATGGGATGGCGTTTTAGAAAGTCGATTAAGATTTTGCCTGGCGTGCGTGTGAATATTGGCAAAAAAGGTATTTCTAGTGTATCCGTGGGCAGGCGTGGTGCTAGCATTAATGTTGGTAAACGTGGTACACATGCCAATGTGGGCATACCTGGTTCAGGTTTATCGTATCGCACTAGAATTGGCGGTGGTAATAGAAATCAACCCAATGGGCAGCAAGGACAATCAAAAACTGGCTGCCTCCCTTGATATTGGTTGTAATTGGTTTATCGGTATTGATGAATTTCATTTTTTCAGGCTCTAGCGATAAGAAGAACGATACAGTGAATACTGTCAAGGCCGTAGCACCTGCTGTTCAAAAAGCGAAGCCTGCCTTACCAGCACCAACCAAAAGCGAAGAAAGCAGTGATGAGGCTGGTGATGAGTTTAAGCCGATACCGTATCTTGGTGAATCTGAGTCAATAAAAGTAGAAGAAAAAACCGATGCGCAACTGATTGCAGAGAGGAAGGCTTACAATCAAGAGTTAAAACGACAATGGCGTGAAAATGATACACAAATACAAGGACTGCTTTCAAAAGGTAACTCTGGTTCTAGTAGTTATTATGCGCCACCTAGCGGTAATTACAGTTCTTCATCATCTCCATCAAGAGAAAAAACGGTTTATGTTGAAGGGTATTATCGCAAAGATGGTACTTATGTGGAACCACATATGCGGAGTAGGCCTAGTCGATAAGAGCATTCTTAAGATTGAAGCCCCACCTATTGCAGGTAGGGCTTTTTTGTTTTATGATGCGCTCAAGGTGTCGCAGCCTTTGTATAAGCGGTCATCACTGCCGTCATTGAGTGATATTTTTTCGTCCATAGAATTCGTGTATCTATTGTTTATGCAGTAGTGCGTCAAAGTTATGGTCGAGAGGGTGAGGAATACAATACCCGTAAGGGGAATAACTCCAGCCGTCTTATGCAGGCTTGCGAACCTCTTGACCGCCCAATTGAGTCCACCTTGCACAGGTGGTTTTTTTGTTTTATGATGTGCTCAAGGTGTCGTAGCCTTGAAACACAAGCGGTCATCACTGCCGTCATTGAGTGATATTTTTTCGTCCATAGAATTCGTGTATCTATTGCTTAGGCAGTAGTGCGTCAAAGTTATGGTCGAGAGGGTGAGGAATACAATACCCGTAAGGGGAATAACTCCAGCCGTCCTTGTGTAAGGCTTACGAACCTCTTGACCGCCCAATTGGGTTTTTAAAATTTCGTAAAACACAAGGAGTGTTCATCATGAACGCACTGTCTTTCAATCAAGTTTCTTTGAATCCTGTTACACATACTGACAGCCAAATTTGGATTACCGCTACTGAATTAGCTCACGCATTGGGTTATAAAAAAGCCGATGCAGTTACACAGATTTTTAATCGTAATGAAGATGAGTTTTCAAGTAGTATGTCCCAGACCCTCAATTTGAGTGTCAGCGGTAAAATCAATGGCTTACAGCACAAATCAGTACGCATCTTTAGTTTACGTGGCTGCTATGCAATCGCCTTTTTTGCCAAAACCGAAGTCGCCAAACAATTCCGCAAATGGGTGTTGGATTTAATCGAAACCGAAGCACAGAAGTTTACAGGACGCTCAACTACCACAGATGAACGCACAGGCTTACGTGATGCCGTCAATGCCGTAGTCAGCAAAAAAGGCATGTTGTATCCCGACGCTTACAAATTGGTACACCAACGCTTTAATGTTGAACACATCGACGAATTGACTTTAGAGCAAGTCGGACAAGCGACAGAATATTTGCATCGTTTGTTATTGGATACTGCTGAAGCCGTGGTGCAGCCTGTATTGAGTCCAGAACAAAAACGTCGTATTTATTTAACCAGTATTCATGCAACCTTATTGGCAGCTTGGTGGCGTCATTATCAAGAAGGCATGTTTTCATTGAATCGCAAAATGGCAGTATCAGTACATGATAGCTTTATCAATACTCATGAATTGATTTCTGAAGTTTGCCGAGATTTAGATATTGATACTGTGAGAATACAAGATTTGGCAGGTATGCCTTGGGAATCTGATTGGCATACCCGCAGTAAGTTTTGGAATCAATTGGCACTTGCTTGATTGAATTACAATAAAAAAACCATGAAGTGAAAATGCATCACTTCATAAAACCATAACCAGCGTCCTGAAAAAATCAGGACGCTTTTTTATTGGAACAAAACATGAGTTACCCATTGAAGTTTAAATTCTATGTTGACGAAGAACTTGCACAAGAAGTGCAATGGCGCAATGGCTTTCCTACTTTGCCGATTGCTTACAAAGATGCCGAAACTGTGATTTATAAGTTTTATGTCGGTTGCCGCGATATGTCACGAGAATTGGCCGTAGATAGCAGCAATCCTGACACCAACATTAAATTGATGTTGGCTGAAGCTGCGCAGGCGTGGCAAGCAAATGTGGCAGTGACGGCAGGAAGTATGGTGCAACCAGGCAATGGTTTTATGTATCGCTGCATCAGTTCTGGTATTTCTGGAAGTACTCAACCTGTTTGGCCAACGGTACATGGGCAAGGTGTTGCCGATGGTACGGTTCGCTATGTGTGTGCAGGAGTGGCATGGGATATTTCCAATATGTTTTTGTCACAATCAGAAGAATTTGCCACCACATCGACTGCCAAAGTCGCCAACTTGGGACCTGTTTTGGATGGTGGTGCTGAATTTGCAGTGCCGCTTTGGTTACGTGCTGTCAATCCAAATACCTCAAGCCAAAATGATAACAATGCACCCATCATGCATTTGGCTTGGAACAAAGTGATCGAACGAGAGAATATCTAAATGTTAGCCATCCGTCCTCTTGCCACAAGCCCTCTTGCTGTTCACGTTGCCACAGGTGCGGCTGTTGATATTGTGTATGAAGGCGTGGCTTTGTTGTTGCCGCAATCTGTCGGTGAAATTGCGTACGAAGGCGTCGCTTTGTTGTTACCGCAAGCGATTGTGCATGAAGTGGTGTATCAAGGCATCGCATTGCAATTGCCGCAAGAAATGGGCGTTGTGTACGAAGGCGTTGCACTGCAATTGCCGCAAACGATGCAGCCAAAACCATTGCAATACGTTTTTGAAGACTCATTCCAAGATTTTGGTCCATTCAATCTGAATGTTGAAACAGATTTAGGTAGCCTCGATGTGTGCCAATTGTTTGACCGCATCGAAATCACCCAGGCATCAGGTGAGGCCTCAACTGCAAAACTGTCTTTTTTGCAAGATGTGGGTGAGCGCATTGATTTATACCAATACTTGAATCGTAAGATGCGCATTGAGTTAGTGCGTCCTGATAAACCGGCATTTGTGTTATTTGACGGTGAATTTGATGCCAGCATTTGGCAAGTGGGTGGCTTTTTCATCGAGTGGAGTGCGCTGACACCAAGAAAACGCATGCTCAATCAATTGACTCAAGCACAAGTGGACCAAATCGGCTATTTTCAAGAAGATGTGTTCAAAAAGCGCGATGATTACGATGATATGGCAACACAATTAGAAGATCGCATGTCTACCATTCCTGCCAATCTTGATTTCATCGATGGGCAGCCGTTTGTGAATTCTTGGTTTGCCAAAATCATACCTGATTATGTGCTTGGACCTTGTGAGATTGAAGAGGCGCACCGGTCACACAGCGTCAATTCGCAAGATAGCATTGTGAACACCGTCGTTGTCAAATTGCAGCATCAATGGGATTTGTGCCGATATGCTGAGCGAAAATATTGGTTTGATTCACGCTACACAGTGTGTAATTACGCCAACTATGGCTTACCACCTTTGAATGACACGGTCAAAGCGGCTGCTCAAAATACCGGTTGGGTATTGAGCCATTATGAATCAAGCGGCCTGCACGATGGCGGCATTTATCGTTGCTCGTGGCGTGGCGGATTTCCTGCTGAAATGATTTGGTCACCTCGCGGCGGTACGTTTGAGCCTGTGAACGAAAGTGGACGTAGTAGTCGTGTGGTGTACAACTATACCGATTTGTATGCACAGCGTTGTTCGCTCATGCTCAGCAAGCAATTTGTGCAACCTGTTGAAGAGTCAATTTTGATGACGGTGCAAAATGCAGCATCAGTACGCCGCTATGGTGAGCGTAAGCAAACGCAAAATGTGACGGTGACTCAAGTGCGAGAAGACGCTACTGACCGCAAAATCAAGAATTGGGAAAACCAAAGCACTTACAAAAACCCTGCCAAACAAGGTGCCATCAAACAAGCCAATGGCTATTGGATTATTCAAGCAGACAACATCAAAAAAGGCGCATTGCAGCAAGCGTTGGATGTGGCTGTGCGCATTGCAGAAACCAATATTTTGAAGTCACATCGCAGTCACAAATTTGTGTGTAGAACTGATCAAATTGCACCGCAATTGGACATCACTCAAACGCATGAAGTCGATGCAGGACAAGTTTCAGGACGCTTCAAAGTTGACCAAATCACGCATGTTTTTGATTTGCAATCGACTCAAAAGTCTTATACCGAAGTGACGTATGTCATTTTTTCAAATGCTGAAAATGGCAGTTATGTACACCAAGCGATTGAGCCGCCACGCGCGGCTTTGAATCATTTTGCAAAGCCGCAATACCAAAGCCAATTGGGTGTTTTCAACATTCACCAAGGTGCGCGCGTATTTTATGAAGAAGGCGAATATGAGGATTGGGAATCAGAAAATACTTCCTCTCACCCTGCAATCAAAACAGTCAGTATTGGCCAAACGGTTTATTACTACAAGCTTCACGGATGGATTACAGAAACCACTGACAACAACAATGGTGTCGAGATTCGCCAGAGTAAAGACTTCCAAGTAGTAGCAGATGAGATTGAAGAAGAAACAACCGAAACAATGGAGGTGGAAGTGACGCGCACCATTGGCGTTGGTATTCCAAATGACGAGCAGGAGTTGATTGCATGAGTGACAGACAAACAGCGAATGACCTTGCCAAATGGATTGGTCCACAACGTCAACCCAAAACTGCTTCTGCGAAACAGCGTGGTAAGCCTATTGATAAAAGCATTGGCAATGCAGGTGGTAGCGGCTTGGGCGACCAAGCATATACGGGAGATGATGCTCCCACGGGTTCAGAAGATAATCGACCTGTTGACCACACGCTTAGGGAAGAGTTGCGAGTCGGTGATGAGCCTGAGAAGTTCGAGCTCAAAGACTGCGAAACGGGTGAGCCTGTAACGCTAGACGGAATTGGCGGCAATGGCACGAAAGCAGTGCCCCCTGTTGGTTTTGAAGACTGCGTACCGCCGACAGTTGATAGCGGATATGTTTCCGGGGTGTATTGGACAGTAAGCACGGATGTTGGTAAGTTAGGATATCCTAAAACGCCAATCTTGGTAAATTTTGCCGCTCAAACACGGCAAAAAGCAGTCGATGCTGGTCTTGCATCTATCCCATTTGTGCCTGAGTCGCTTACAAATGCAATCGAGTCGAGCATGGATGGTACGTTCGGCGGCGGATTCAACATGTGTCATCAAACAGGTTGTGATTCTGTTGGGTTTGCTATTAGTAGACGATTATGCAGCGCAAATCCAAACCCTATTTGCGACTTACCTCCTCCAATTGCCGTATGGCCTGAAAATGACAGAAATCATCTTAACTACAACACAGAAAAAGGCTGCATCGAGGCGCTATGTCCTGACTTGAATCCGCATGTGTCTGCGAAATACAAAAGCTGTCAAGACGAAATGATTTTGTGCGATAAGGATGGCAACAAAGTGCATGTCAAAATCAATGTAGACGGCACGATGGATGTTACACAAGAGAAGCACGGTCAAACAGCGACAATTAAAGACGGCAAAGTCGCATCAGTCAAAGTCTTATCAGAAACTCAATTAGACAGAATTTTTAGAGATTAAATATGCACACATGGGCAAACAATATGCTGACAACACTGTCGGCAGGCATCACTGCGTCTGCAACAAGCATGACTGTTGCAAGTATGGGTGATTTGGTTTTGGGCGTAAATGAAACAGCGTTTTTGACGCTGCAAAATGACGCTGCAAGCCTGTATGAAATCGTCAAAGTAACAGAGATTTCAGGATTGACGCTCACAATTCAGCGAGCGCAAGAAGGCACAACGGCTCAGGCATGGGAGGTGGGTGCAATAGTGGTTGCAGCTCAGACGAAATCGCAGTTGATTGAAATTCGAGATGGTATCGCTCGAATCAAAAAGCAAATGTGGTTCCAAGTTACAGGCTCGGCAGTATCGTCTGTAAACGGGCAAAAGCAATATTTACAAGCTGCATCTGCCATGGCTTTGACTATTGATTTACAAGACGGGGAAGACATGGTGCTTGAAATCAATCCGGCCACGTTTAATGTAACACTCCCTTCAATATCTTGGCGTGGCAGTGTTCTGACTTGGTTTGAAAATAAGTGGCATACACTTACATTGAGCAAGCGTGGATCAAGCTTGATTTGCTGGTGGGAGGTGGAGCCATGAGTTTTTTGGCCAGGCAATTGATGGGACTAATGAAGACGGTTAACACAGGACGCCCGCAGCAGCTTTGGCGGTTCACGGCGTCTGCTGATTGGGTATTATCAGCATCAAATACAATTGCAAAATTGAATAGTGGCGCATTAGCCGCTTGGCTTCCGATTTTGCCGTCTTCAAAAACAAGAAGTGTTGCAAGCGGGGGCAAGTATTACTTTGAAATTCGAGTCAATCAAGTAATTGTCGGGAATTCAAATGGTCCTCGTTTTGGGGTTTTTGACGGTTCTCAATACCATCTATTCATGCCGCGCGGGGCTGTGGCTGAGGGTACAGAGCCGCACGGCACGAGTACAGCAGCAAATTGGCATCGTTATACAGATGCAACATTGGTTGCAAACACTGTTTATAAATGGAATGGCGGGGACACTGTTGGCTGCTCTGTTGAAAAGAGCGGCAGTAACACGCTCATTAAATTCTACATAAACGGCATGGATGCGGCATATGTTGGCAAACCTGAGTTGTTGATTGCAGGGACGCCAACACTAGGAATCGCGCTTGCGGGTTATCGTATTGCGTCTGCTAATGTGATTGATTTGCAAATTTTAGACTTGAAATATTTGCCCGCAGGTTTTGAGCCGTGGTGATGACCAGCATTAATGGGTCTTTTAAAAAGGGAATTTATGAGTGCAGAAACAGGAGCAGCATATTGGGCGCTCGGTGCGATTGGCATCACAGGTAAAATTTTGGGATTGCCAGTTGAGTTGTTGTTAATTGGTGGCGTGGTGGGCGGTGCTATGCTTGGGCGGCATCGAGAGACAACTCGATTAAATGGCATTGCGACCATTTTATTGTCGGCGGTTTTGGCAGCATCTCTGGCACCATATTTGCCAAAGATGTTTGGCTTTGAGCAAGATTTGGATGTGTTTTGTGCGGTAGCGATTGCAGCGGCGTGGCCTTGGGTTGTTTTGGAGCTAGGACCTATGCTTAAAAGCCGATTATCAGGGAGTAAAAAACCATGATGCTTTTATTTTTAACGATTATTCAGGCGCTCATTTTGGGCGCCATTTTTGTGCACAGTGCTTGCGTGCTGTCAAAAACACGTTTTGAAGGATGGCTCAATCCGATTTGGTTGAGCCACATTTGCTTTTTGGGTTTTGGAATGTACTCAGGTTCGGCGCTGCTCAAGTCAGGTAGTGAATTCAATGGGCAATTGATGGCGTTAGAAGGTGCAGTCTTGTTGCATCTGATCGCTGATTACATTGCATACAAAAAACGTAGTCGTTGCAAAGTGGCAAAAATATTTGGATAAAGGACAGTCAAAATGACTTTGATGAAATTGGGTATGAAATCGCATGAAATTGCGAAGTATCAAAAAATCTTAGGTGTGAAAACCGATGGCATTTTTGGCAAAATTACAGAACAGCATGTTCGTGCTTTTCAGCGTGACAGTGGTTTGGCACAAGATGGCATCATTGGACCGCAAACAAAGGCGGCTTTGGAAGCCGTAGGCAGCGTTTCTTATGTTGCGACAAGCAAAACCACATCAGGCAAGTTTCAACTGTCTGAGCGCAGCCGTGAGCGATTAAAGGGCATTCATCCGAAGATGGTGGAAATTATTGAACGTGCAATGGAATTGACTGATATTGATTTCATGATTACTGAAGGTTTGCGTACTCGTGAGCAACAAGCGAAATATGTCAAAGCAGGGCGCAGTCAAACGATGAATAGCCGGCATTTGACCGGTCATGCGGTTGATGTAGCTGTGTTGATTGATGGTGTGCTGACTTGGGAGTGGAAATATTACGAACAATTGTCTAAATATTTTAAGCAAGCAGCCCAAGAATTGGGCGTTAAAATGACTTGGGGTGGGGATTGGAAGACGTTACGTGACGGTCCGCATTACCAAATTGATTAA